CCTCCGCTCTCTCGCTTGGCAAGAGCTTTGGATAAGTCGTTACGTCTAGCCCCTATCTGTTGCTGCCAATATCTCTTGGATATTTTCTTAGCATCTGTCAGCCCCTTAGTTGGTGTATCCAACAATTTTTGAACTGGAACAGAAAAACCTGCAACGATACAAGAGTTAATCTTATCGAATTGCTCGACTGTTGCCGTGCTTTTCGTATTCTTAGTATGTGGACTAAGAAACGTTGTAGATAAGAAACCATGCTTGATTAAGACAGGTATAAGCGAGTTAATCGCATTAACACCAGCTTGAGCAGATTTAACAGTAGAGGTAATTTTGTTACCGACCTCAGCAGTAAATTTAATAGATTTAGCCATTGCTAAACTCCTTTTATTGTATCAGCGAATTTTAAAAGACAGTATTGTCTTGCTGATGATTATAGTAATACACATTTTTATTAACTTTGATATAGTAACTTTGTAAATAATAACTTTTTATTATGTTTTTTTGTTAGTGATACACTAACATTTATTATAGTACTTAATGCTACTTGAAGTTACTATATAATTACCCCACCCTACCCCCATACCCGACTTGTATATATTGTCGTGTACGCACGTATGTATGTCTAATTTCCACAAACATTTTCAGTTTTGCTCAAAATAGGAGACCCCCCCTTTGGAGTCCCAAACTACTTGCGTAAAAAAATTTTTTGTGTATATACTAATCAACATGACCATAACCGCAGAACCTGAGATGGGCGTGGAATTGAAACCGAGTTTACCAGAGATGGATTTAAAAGCTCGTGCAGAAGCCTCAAAAAATACAGCAGAAGAGCTGTCAAAGCACGGTCTTGACTTAAATCCAAACGCAGAAGACAAGGATATTGCAGCTAAACTTACGTTGGCGTATGCAGAGAATCCTGATAAAACCTCAAAGAAAGCCACAAATAATAAAATGGCTGCACTTACACCTGCATCTTTGGTATTAACTGATAGTATATTAAAAGAATTTGGACAGTCTGTTGTAAAAAGTGCTGTCCATGTACGGCATTTAGTGACTAACAAGTTATTGTTAGAGACTGAAAACCCTGATCCCAAGGTACGAATACGTGCTTTGGAGCTTTTAGGTAAGATATCTGACGTTGGTTTGTTTGCAGAAAAGTCAGAAGTGACTATAACACACCAATCAACTGATGATTTACGAGAAAAGTTACGTGATAAATTAAATAAATTAGTAAAAGTAGAAGATTCAGTCGAAGAAGCAGTAATTATAGACGGTGAATCTCTAAATGTAGACGAGGAACTTGGATTAAAAGATGAGTAAACTGATTTGTAACCTCCCAGCACAGAAAGTTTGGGTACGAAAAGAGTATTTAATGAATCACCAGAGTGGTTTTGGTAAGTTTGTAGAGGGAGTTTGGGTTTCTGCCAAGTCAATCCCAGGCAGAGCCTTTTATTTTGAGACTTTTTTACCAAAATATGGAGCTTTGTTCGATAAATTACCTATTTCTGCGTTTTTATCCAGAGAAAAAGTCCCTGAAGAGGATATGGATCTACCAAATCTGCAGTTTTGGAACTGTATGGACTACAATGTCACAGCTTTACACAAACAATTCATAGGTTCTATGGATTTTGAGGTGCTTACAAGAGATTTTGGTATACAAAAAGGCAGATATATATGTACATTGGATAATTATCATGGTGATGAGAATGTTATTGATTATAGCACTAGTGAAACCCCTGAAGAACACAAGTCTTTTAACTTATTAGAGTTAAATAACGGGCAATACTGCCTGTATCCTAACAATAGAATGAGATTATACGATAACTCGTTGACACCTACAGAGCCACTAAAGCCTGATTTTAAGGTCAGTACAATAGAATATCAGGTAGAAAATGGTAACGAATATCGTCTTGGAGACACAGATGAGTACTTTTGGAAGTTAAAAAATGATTGAAAATTTAGACTTCACAGAGGCTGAAGTACAACAGATGTTAGATAATCTGGATAGTTTTTCGCCTGAAGAAGTTCAAGAAATAGATAAACTTGTAGATGAGTTGGGTAAAAGAAAATACACAAAGTCAGTGTATGACGATCTCATAGAGTTTTGCAAGCATATGCAGCCTGATTATATTGTAGGTAAACATCACAGGATGTTAGCCAATCTTCTTATGGATATAGAACAGGGTAATAAAGATAGAATATGTGTAAACATACCACCACGCCATGGTAAATCACAGTTGGTATCTATATTCTTTCCTGCATGGTTTTTAGGTAGGAATCCTAATAAAAAAGTCATGATGGTATCACATACCACGGATTTAGCCGTAGATTTTGGTAGAAAAGTACGTAATTTGATCTCTACAGACCAGTATCAAGCCATATTTCCTAACGTGAGTTTGGCTGTGGATTCTAAATCTGCAGGTAGATGGAACACTAATTTTGGTGGTGAATACTATGCTTGTGGTATAGGTTCAGCCTTGGCTGGTAGAGGAGCGGACTTGTTATTAGTGGATGACCCACACTCAGAACAAGATGTTATAAATGGTAATTTTAGTACGTTTGAGAAAGCGTATGAGTGGTTTACATTTGGTGCACGGACTCGTTTAATGCCTGGGGGACGTGTAGCCATCATACAAACACGTTGGCATATGGATGATTTGACTGGGCGTGTGACCAGAGATATGACACAAAACGATAGAGCTGACCAGTATGAGGTTGTAGAGTTTCCTGCCATACTGGACATAATAAATAAGAAAACAAAAAAGTCAGAGCAGAAACCTTTGTGGCCTGAGTTCTTTGACATGGAGGCTTTGTTAAGAACAAAAGCATCTATGCCTACATTCCAGTGGAATGCACAATATCAACAAGAACCTACAGCAGAAGAAGCCGCACTCGTGAAAAGAGAGTGGTGGCAGTTATGGAAAAAAGAATACCCGCCAGAATGTGAATATGTCATCATGTCTTTAGACGCAGCAGCAGAAACACATAACCGTGCTGACTATACAGCACTTACAACATGGGGCGTGTTTTTTAATGAAGAAGTAGATAATTATAATATTATATTGTTAAATAGCATAAAAAAGCGTATGGAGTTCCCAGAGTTAAAAAATATGGCTATGGAAGAATATACAGAGTGGGAGCCTGATTCTTTTATTGTAGAGAAGAAAAACTCTGGTGTTGCTCTGTATCAGGAGATGCGTAGGATGGGGTTGCCGATACAGGAGTATACCCCACATAGAGGATCAGGAGATAAACTAGCTAGACTAAACTCTGTATCTGATATAGTATCATCTGGACTATGTTGGGTTCCAGAGACTAGATGGGCAGAAGAAGTCATAGAAGAAGTTGCAGGATTTCCGTTTATGAGTCATGATGACTTAGTTGACTCAACTGTTATGGCACTAATGCGATTTAGGCAAGGTGGGTTTATAAGACTACCAAGTGATGAGCCAGAGGAGGTTCAATACTTTAAACGTAGAGGAAGTGGATATTACTAATGGCAATAGAAAAAGCATTAACTCCTAACACTATGGGTGAAGAAATACAGGCAAATGGTAAATTACCAGAGCCTGATTTAGAGATTGAAATAGTAAATCCTGACATGGTTACACTGGATGATGGTAGTGTAGAGGTTACTTTAATCCCTGGGGGTGACACTAAAAAAGGTGGTTTTAGTGCGAATATTGCTGAAGAATTAGAAGAAGATATATTAAATACACTATCTTCTGATATTGTAGGTCTTATAGATGCAGATACTCAAAGTAGAAAAGAGTGGGCAGATACATTTGTAAAAGGTCTTGATGTATTAGGATTTAAGTATGAGGAACGCACCGAACCCTGGGAAGGGGCTTGTGGAGTATACTCTAACGTGTTAGCAGAAGCCGCTATACGGTTCCAAGCTGAAACAATGAGTGAGACTTTTCCAGCAGCAGGGCCTGTAAAAACAAAAATATTAGGTGACGAAACAAAAGAAAAAGAAGAAGCAGCCAGCCGTGTAAAGGCTGATATGAATTATGAGCTTACAGAGCGTATGGTAGAATATCGCTCTGAGCATGAAAGATTATTGTATAATCTAGGATTAGCAGGTTCAGCGTTTAAAAAAATATACTATGATCCTAATATGGGTAGACAGATGTCACTGTATATACCTGCAGAGGACGTGATAGTTCCTTATGGTGCGTCACACATAGAGACAGCAGAGCGTGTTACTCACGTGATGAGAAAAACAAAGAACGAGTTAAAGAAGTTACAGGTTGCTGGTTTTTATAGAGAAATAGATGATTTAGGAGAACCACAACCGTATCACACAGATATAGAAGAAAGAAAAGCTGAAGAAGGGGGATACTCTTTAACGGATGACGATAGGTACACAATATATGAAGTCCATGCTGATTTAGTTATTGAAGGCATAGATGACTCAGAAGAAGAGATAGCCAAGCCGTATGTTGTTAGTATTGAACGAGGAACTGGTGAAGTACTATCAATACGTAGAAATTGGAACCCTGAAGATCCCCTTACACTTAAACGTCAGCATTTCGTACATTATGCTTACGTCCCTGGGTTTGGATTCTATGGGCTTGGCTTGATACATATCATAGGCGGATACGCTCGTGCAGGTACATCTATCATAAGACAACTTGTTGACGCAGGTACATTATCTAATCTCCCAGGGGGTTTGAAGTCCAGAGGTCTAAGAATCAAAGGTGACGACACACCGATAGAGCCTGGGGAGTTTAAAGATGTGGATGTGCCGTCAGGTAGTATTCGTGACAATATCATGCCGCTTCCGTACAAAGAGCCTAGCCAAACTTTGCTGGCTTTATTAAACAGCATAACAGCAGAAGGTAGAAGATTAGGAGCCATCAGTGATACAAATATATCTGATATGTCAGCAAATGCTCCAGTTGGAACAACACTTGCTTTATTAGAAAGAACTCTAAAACCCATGGCAGCAGTACAAGCTCGTGTACATTATGCTATGAAACAAGAGTTTAAATTATTAAAAATTATAATAGCAGAATATGCACCAGCACAATATTCTTATCAGCCTGCTAGAGGTGAGATGGGTGCTAGACAAGCTGATTATGGTTTAGTTGACGTTATACCTGTAAGTGATCCTAATAGTACAACCATGGCTCAGAGAGTTGTGCAGTATCAAGCTGTATTACAAATGGCTACATCTGCACCACAGATATATGATTTAAAACAACTACATCGTCAGATGATAGAGGTTTTAGGAGTTAAGAACGCAGACAAACTTGTACCTATGAAAGAAGATATGAAGCCTGCTGATCCTGTAAGTGAGAATATGAACGCATTGACTGGTAAACCCATGAGAGCATTCATATATCAAGATCATGATGCACACATCAAAACACATACAGCTTTTATGCAAGACCCTGCTGTAACACAAATGATAGGTCAGAACCCACAGGCAAATCAGATAATGGCTTCTTTGCAGGCTCACATAGCAGAACATTTAGCCTTCAACTATAGAAAACAAATAGAAGAAAGACTTGGAGCACCTCTACCTAAACCAAACGAAGAGTTACCTGAAGATGTAGAAGTTAATCTTGCTAGATTAGTAGCCGATGCTGGACAGCAATTAACACAGGCACATCAGCAACAGGCAGCACAGCAAGCGGCTCAGGCAGCAGCTCAAGATCCTGTAAATCAGATGAGACAACAAGAATTAAATATCAGACAGGCAGATCTACAAAGAAAAGCACAGAAAGATGCTACAGAGTCACAGTTAAAACAAAGAGAACAGACTAGAAAAGAGAAGAAAGATGCTGTTGATGCTAGATTAGAAACAGAACAAATAAAAATAAATAAAGCTGAAATAGCTATAGATGCTCAAAAAGCAGGGGCAAAAATAAAAGAAGATAGTAGATTAAATAAAGGCAAATTAGAATTAGATGTAATGAAAACGATGAAAGGCAAATAAATGGCTAAAACCGTCTTTGACGTGCTTATACAACAAATAGAAGAACAGAAGTTATCTTCAATACAGTTTCTTACAAGTGGTGGCCCAAAGGACTACGCACAATATAAGGAAGTTACTGGCTTGGTACGGGGTCTCGAAGTCAGTAAACAATTAGTAGAAGACCTCTTGCGTAACCAAAGAGAAGAAGATAATGACTGAACCAGCAATAGATCAGACTGTGCTAACTGATAAAGAAATAGATGCACAACTCCCTAGACCTGTAGGGTATCGTGTTTTAGTAGCACTACCTCAACAAAAAGATACGTATGAGGGTAGTAACATATTAAAAACAGATACCACTAAAAGGCACGACCACATAATGTCCATAATGGGGTTAGTTATGGATATGGGTGACCAAGCATATGCGGATAAAGAAAGATTCCCAACAGGAGCTTGGTGTAAGCAAGGGGACTATGTAATGTTCCGTGCTAATACAGGTACAAGATTTACAGTCAATGGGTTAGAGTATCGTTTAATGAACGATGATTCTATAGAAGCTGTCATAGCTGACCCGACTGGTATTAAAAGAGCAATGTAGGGAGTAAACAATGCCGTTTCAAAAAGTAGAATATAAATTTCCTGACGAGGACACAAATGATAACAAAAATGAAAATAATACTATCGAAGTTGAAAAATCTAGTGCTGTCGAAATTGACATTTCTGGAAAAGCCTCTACCACTAACGGAAAGTCCGAAGAAGAAACAGGACGTACCGAAAGTAAAGCAGAAACAAAAACGGAAACGAAAGAAAACAACTATGAAATAGAAATTGTCAATGACGTTCCTAAAGCAGATAGAGGCCGTAAGCCGTCTGAGCCTCCTGCTGATGTTACAGAAGAAGAGTTAGGAGAATACTCTGATAAAGTTCGTAACAGAATAAAACATTTTAGTAAGGGCTATCATGATGAGCGTAGAGCTAAAGAAGCAGCGTTTCGTGAGAAACAAGAGCTCGAAAGTTTAACAAAAAAGCTCATAGATGAGAACAACAAACTAAAAGAAACACAAAACAAAAATCAGACAGCTATGCTTGAGCAAGCTAAGAAAGCAGCAGAAAAAGAGCTAGAAGATGCTAAAAAAGCATATAAGATAGCTTATGATGCTGGTGATTCAGAAGCTGTAGTTACAGCTCAAGAAAGTTTAACAACTGCTAAAATTAAGTCTGATAAGTTAAACAATTTTAAAATACCCGCTTTACAAGAAGAAAATAGTGAGGTACAAAATAAAGAGGGGAACACTCCACCCCCAGTCATTGACCAAAAGGCATCGAGTTGGCATGAGAAAAACCAATGGTATGGCGTTGATGACGAGATGACAAGTTACGCTTTGGGGTTGCACAGCAAACTTGTTAAACAACACGGCAATGACTACGCCAAAACCGATGAGTACTATTCAATTATAGATGCTCGTATGCGAAAATTGTTCCCAGAGAATTTTGAGGACAGTGAAACAGAAGTAGAGACCGAGACTGAAAAGCCGAAGCTAAACAATGTGGTTGCACCCGCTACACGGAGCACAGCACCTAAAAAGGTCAGATTAACGCAAACACAAGTAAATCTCGCTAATCGACTTGGAGTCCCACTTGAATTATACGCCAAGAAGGTTGCAGAAGAAATGAGGAAAAAATAATGGCTGAGAATAGAATAAATCGTGAACAAACTGTACGTGAAACTACTACTCGAAAACAGGCATGGAGGAGGCCAGAAACACTGCCCGCTCCAAAAGAAGAAGCAGGATACACATACCGCTGGATACGAACAAATACTCAAGGTCAAGTAGATGCTACTAATGTTTCCTCAAAATTACGTGAGGGTTGGGAACCTGTAAAAGCGTCTGACCATCCAGAAATCACTTTGGTGACTATCGAGAATGAAAAGTTCAAAGATAACATTGTGATAGGAGGGTTAATGCTATGTAAGGCTCCGATTGAGCTCAAGAACGAAAGGACTGCGTATTTTAAATCGCAGACTGACAATCAAATGAGATCAGTGGATAACAACCTCATGCGAGAGAACGATCCTCGTATGCCTCTCTTTAATGATAGGAAAACGAAGGTCACTTTTGGAAAAGGTAATTAATTTTTAACAGGAGACCAAATCTATGGCTTATCCAACTATTGATGCCCCTTATGGGCTAGTACCCGTTGGTTTAATCGGTGGTCGTCCTTACACAGGTGCTACTCGACAAATGAAGATAGCCAGCAACTATGGCACAGCTATCGGAAAAGGCGATTTAGTCAAACGTGTAAATGACGGAACTATTGAAAGAGACGGAAGTACAACCGCCTTCCCAGCTACTGGGACACTAGGCGTTTTCATGGGTTGTAGTTATACAGATCCAAATACTAGTCAATTAACATTTAGAAACCAATACCCTGGCAGCATTGTTGCTAGTGATATTAGTGCATTTGTTGTTGACGATCCTGACGTTATATTGAAAGCGGCAGTCTGTTCTTCAGGAACAACAATGGCAACAGTAGCAAGAACTGTTATTGGTAACAAGGCTTCAATCATTAGTAATACGTTAAATACTACTAATGGAAGAGGTAAATTAGCTATTAACAGTAGTACAGCTACAACTTCGACACTACCATTTCAGATTATTGATGTGGTTGACAGCACAGCAACGGGAGCAGATGCTTTCCAAGAAGTGCTTGTTATCTACAGCACACATACTGACAATGGCAGTAATGTGTTCATAGGTGGACACGCTTATCGTAACCCTGTTGGACTGTAGGAGGAATAGACAATGGCAATTTCAAGAGCACAACTCCTTAAAGAGCTACTTCCTGGTCTTAACGCATTATTCGGTTTAGAATATGCAAAATACGGGGAAGAACATGCAGAGGTTTTCGAATCAGAGACTTCTGACCGTTCTTTTGAGGAAGAAACTAAACTATCAGGCTTCTCTGCCGCACCAGTCAAAGACGAAGGTTCTGCCATCGAATATGACACTGCACAGGAAGCATTCACCGCTCGCTATACACACGAAACAGTGGCGATGGGCTTTTCAATAACAGAAGAGGCTATCGAAGATAACTTGTATGACTCTTTGTCAGCACGTTATACAAAGGCACTAGCTCGTGCGATGGCGTATACCAAGCAGGTAAAAGCAGCAACTATTTTAAATAATGCTTTTGACTCAGGTACTACTTATGGAGACGGAGTAGAGCTTTGTTCTACTGCACACCCATTAGTAAGTGGTGGAACTAACTCAAACGAGTTTGCAACTCCAGCCGATCTCAACGAGACTTCTTTAGAAGCCGCTGTTATCCAAATTGCAGGATGGACAGATGAGAGAGGATTGCTTATTGCAGCAAAACCTAGAAAGTTAGTGATCCCACCAAATCTACAGTTTGTGGCAACAAGATTGTTAGAAACTGAAGGAAGAGTAGGAACAGCGGACAACGACCTAAACGCATTAAAGAATAATGGTTCTGTCCCAGAAGGATACACTATCAATCATTACTTGACTGATACAGATGCTTTCTTCTTACTAACTGACGTTCCTAATGGCTTAAAGCACTTTACACGTAGTCCAATGGCAACATCTATGGATGCTGACTTTG